ATATTGACGCAGGAGGTTCTAATAGTGGGGATAGAATTTGTAAAACCAAAGCTAATAGAATCGCAAGTAGACTAAGAAAACTCGATAAGCAAGGTGTGATTCAGAAATGGGAAGATGAAATGTTAATACCATACAATGAAGCTAAAGAACATAATAAAATAATAGATAAGGAAATGAATGTATTTCAAGATAAGATGAGAATAAAATATGGTTCTGATATTGTCCCTAGTAATTATGATGTTCATGATAAAGTAACATGGGATAATATATATCATAAAAGAAGTTGGGCATCTAGTTATCCTCCATCTGCAAGTGCTATTGTTGAATTTGGCATATTTTGTGGACAATCTGGAGGCTTTGAAATATGTTAACAAAAAGATTATCTATTAATCAATCAACATGGAAGGCACCATATATGTCAAATAAAGGAAAAACAAAAAGTCAATATCTTAAAAATAGAATTCGAAAATTACTCGCAAATCCAGATGTTGGAAAAAAATATCAAAAATCAGATTTAGCTCTAGTAGCAAGGATGTGGTTTGATGATATAAATAAAATCAAATATGGAGCAATTAATCAAGTAACTGCAATACAAGTTCTTGATATGTTGAGGAATGGAGATTTAACACAATCAGAATCTATTACAAGATGTAGAAGACAATTACAATCTGAATACCCTGAACTTCGAGATGAATCTGTTTATAAAGGTAGAAAAGATAAAGAACAAGAAATGCGTAAAAAATCGCAATTTTATTAATAAAGTTAATGCCCCTAAGTTTAAATATAGTTAAATTTGGGGGCGATTTTAAGGAGAAAAAATGATAAGTATTGAAGACATATATGCTGGATTTTTAATAAGAAAACAAGAAGAAAATCGTGAAAAATATAAAGGATTAGAAAACTATTTTTCTGCATCATCTGCAGGAAGTTGTTTCAAAAAACAATTATACAGGAAAACTGATATACATGAACCTCCTATGGATGACAGAGTTATGAGGTTATTAAGGCTTGGAACAGTTGTACATAGTGATGTTGAATTAGCATTAAAAATGTATACAGAAGACCCTGATTCATCATATCAAACTAATGATATACAAGTATTTATTGAATATCGTGTAACTGTACCAGAATTAAATATTATTGGACATTTAGACATAGGATTGGTTAAAAAAGGAAGTAATGCTATTAAAGTACTCGATTTAAAAACTTGTGCTAGTTATAAATGGCGAATGAAATTTGGTAGAAAGCCTGATCCTAAAGGAAATCCTGGATATAATATGCAATTAGCAACATATCTTTATGCATTTTCAAAAGACCAAGAAATAACTGATAATTTAGAAATGGCTCTTCTTTGGTATAATAAAGATACAAGTGCTATGAGAGAAGAATATGTAGATAATAAATGGATTTCTGCTGCTATAGAATATTGGGAAGAATTAAATGACTATTTAGACGATTTAGAAGACTTAGATAGCATAGAAGCAATTAACAATATAGAGCCTGGGACATATGGTGTTCCTATGGAAAATTGGGAATGTAGATATTGTAATTTCAAAGATATATATTGTAAAGGAATATAATTGAGAAGTTATCCATTAAAACATTGTCTTAAATGTAAAAAAACATGGGAAATAGGGACAAATGGTTCAATTTTGTTTTATAAACATCTCCCTACTTATGGATTAGAAAGAAAAACTTGTAAAGGTTGTAATAATCTTAGCATAAAAACATATGAAAAACAAACAACAGACTCAAAAAGGAGAAATAATGTCTGAAACTATGATGGCTATAAAGGAAGATGGAACTCTTTCTATTGATAATATAAAACTAGCATTGACTAAAGTGACAGAACAACATAAGAAAATTGGAAAAATAGAAACACCTAAAGGATTAATAAAGAAAAAACAGGGATTTGATTACGTTGAACTCAGTTATATGAAAAATATTGCAAATGAACAATTTCCAGGTTGGTCTTGGATCATTGTAAAAGGTGAAGCATTAGGAAGTAATGCATATGTTGTTCATGGCAGATTAAAATGGTTTGATAACGGAGTTTGGAGAGAAGGTGATATGGTTGCTGCTCATAGAATACAAACTAAAAGAGGAACAACTGAATTTGTAGACATAGGTAATGATATTAAATCAGCCAATACAGATTGTATGAAGAAAGCTCTTAATGTTTATCTTGATATAGCTGCAGATGTATACAGAAGTGAAGACCCTACTCTTGACGATACTCAATATGAAAAATTAATGACAACTGCGAAAAAAATAAGTAAAGATATGGCAATTGAAATAGCTAAGAAAATAGATGATAGTCAAATTAATACATCAAACTATAAAGCCAGTTTAGCAAAACTGGAAAGGATGGCAAAATGACAAGATTCGAAGCAATCGATGAGGGATTATTAACTGAAGGGATTGAATATTCTGTTGGTACTAACGATGGAAAGATATTTAACAGAGTAATATACAAAGGAACTAAAAACTTTGGTGGAAAAACAATGATGTGTTTTGAAACTAAACATGGTTCTCAAGTATCAATTAATCCAAGTTATAATTCATTTACAGTAGAAGAACATGGGCAATTTCCAATGCCTGAAGACCTAATACAAGGAGAAAAATAATGGGAAAACTAACAGTAGCTGAAACAGAGCAACTTCAAAAAGCTGGTGTTCTGTCAACAGAAGCAATAAAGGAAATGCAAGATAAGGGATTGGTTTCAACTAGAAGAAAGAATAGTAGACGATTCATGAAAACATCTAACGGAAACCTCGTATCCCCTCAATTGTACTTTCAAGGTATTGGAAAGGACAAATATAGTAAAGCTATGTCTGAACTTAAAGAAAAATTCAATACTTTAGTAACGAAATACACAACAACCAAAAATAAAAAATAGGAGTAATAAGTGATTACATTAGAAGATACTACATATAACGAAGCAAGAGATGGAATGATACCAATAGTGCCAGGAACATACCCAGCTCATGTCTCAGGACTTGAGGGTAAAGACCTTACCACTAAAGCAGGTGAACAAAAAGTATTTAATTGTACTTTCTTGATAGATTCTGCAGTCGAAAAAACCCAAGTTGCTAAACTTGTAAAGAATGGAAATAATGAATATACTGCACAGTTAGATGACAATAATAACCCCTTAACAATATCAGCAGCATTTATGTCTGGAAAGAGATTTAATTCTACTGGTATATGGCTCACTCCTCAACCTAAAGACGGAGAAGGTTGGAAAAATAGACGATATAAAGAATTCTTTGAATCTTTAGGCGTTGAATTTCCAACAAACAAAGCAGGTGATACCTTATTAGCAGAAGTTGAAGAAAGTGATGTTGTAGGACACCCTTGTTTTGTTAAATTAGGTAGAGAAGAATACGAAAAAGACGGAGAACAACGATGGGTATGGAAAGTATTTGATGTTTTTCAATGGACAGATGGTGAAAAACTATCTGGAGATGAAGTTTCATCAGACGACTTACCCTTCTAACATACCAAAAATAAATGTTCTGGGAAATATTAATTTAATATGAAAAATGATTTCATTGAGAGTTATGGTTGGCAAACTAAACTTATTTCCCAGACATATTTAAAGCTGGACACCATGACCTTTAGCATGGATTGATGAACTAAAGGATACCGTATCCGTCCAGCTCATTTTAGGCTGGGAATAGTGGCATATGCATGGAATGAGTCAGAGAGCAATGCAATCGAGTACTCAACAAGAGCCAACCTCTTGTACCGTTGTAACTATCTATACCAGCCTATATTCTATAACGGTGGGAACATTAGGTACAGGCTCAAGAGTCAAACTCTTTAAAGTTATGGGTAATACCGACCTCCCCACCTGAAGTTAGGCAAAGCCTCGTTACATAGGATTCCGCATCTTTCCTATTAGCCCGAACGGGGTTTTCGCCTATAAAGATTTTAATAATAAGATAGGAGTACGAATAAAATGAGATATTATTGGGAAGTACTATTTAGTGTAGAATATTTCCCATATTGGGAATTTACAATGATAATGATGTTAACATTGCAACTAAGTCAATTATGGAGATTAAGTAGAATAGAAACAAAAATAGATGACATCATAGATGCAATTATATCTGTAGAACAAGGTTATGATTTAAAAGATAAATTATGAGAAAACTGACTCTTAAAAAAATAAAGAAATTAGCAGAAAAAGCCTTAAAAGATAAACCAAAATGTAAACCACCTAAAGGTCATGTATATTTAGAAGATTGTAAACCTGGAGATAAATTTGAAATAAGTGGAGAAACTAAAGGAATACTTATAGAATGTAATGTAAATGCTAGTGTAATAATAACAGATGTTCATTCTGATAGAGATACAACTTTATTGGGGAAAAAAATAATAGCATCTCAAACTGAAGTTATAAAAATATAGGAGGCGTTTATGGTAGAAACCATAATAAAAATAAGTGGAAGTATATTTGTTACTGGTATTGGATTAGGACTTATCGCTGGAGGTTTAATGGTAATTATAGTTTTAGTTCAATCTATAAAAGAAAAGTTTATAGACTGATGCCTATGCCATTTCAATCAACAACTATTGGAGAACTTGAAACTAGAGTAACCAGATATGAAAAAGCTATGAAAGAAATACTTGATTGTTGTGATTTAAAGAATACTTTTATACTTAGTTCTGATGATACTGCATTTGCTTGTGATATAAAAGATATTGCCCAAGCATCACTTGATGGAGAACCAACAACAGCTGATGAAGAAAATGTAGTTTATATATCTGATGTAAATAAAGAAATAGCTAAAGAATGGAACGAAGATAAGGAAGAAAAAATTAGAAAAGAATTATATGAAGAAAGTAAAAAAATAACCGAAGAAGATAGAAAAAATTATAAAAAATCAATGGTCACAAGTATAGGATATAGAGGGGAAGATTAAGTGACTAAAATTGCGACAGCTCCTGATAAAAGACCAGCATTGGTGTTTGATAGTATAAATGAAATTCTAACAATTATCAATGCACTTGAAAATTATAGAATTGAAAATGCTATTGAAAATTGGACATCCGATCATAATATTTCAATGCTGGTCACCGAACTTCAAAAAGTAACAAAGTTTTTTAATAAAAAACAATAAAGGAAAATATTATGGGTAAAATGAGTTATATACATCATTTATGTGAAACGAATAATAAAAAGGAATTAATAGAAGAATTAGGGAGTACTCAAATGGCTGAAGGATTTTTAGAAGCACATAAAATAATGAGAGATAAAGCAAATACTGTTCCATTTGGTAAATTAAATGAATTAGTTGATGAAAGTTTAAAAACTGATATTAAAACTGCAAAAAAAGAAAGTAAAGGTGTTAAAAAAGAATTAAATATATTATTTCAAGATATACAAAGAATAAATTGAAATGTCCCTGCTGTGGTTACACAAACGAAACACAATATAATCCATCTACCAAAATTCGTGAATTAAGAAGTAAAAGGTCAAGACATACTAAGAAATTACTAAGGCGAGTTGTTAATTTTATACAAACGAATGTACCAAGCGATAACAGTTTAATAAAAGAATACTATTTCTATCAAGGAATATCACATATAAACGATAACACTCTTGACTGGGCTATTTTAAGATATTTGTCTAACAAAAAACCCGTTTTTGATGGTAAAGGATTCAAATATTTGGCTGCTGTGATAAATAATCATCATAAGAATAGAGATACAGTCAGTAAAAATGAACGACTAATGATAGGAAAGCCACCTTCAGTAGTTAAAATAAAGGAGAAAGATTAATGTTAACAGATACATTATTTTCAGTAAAAGAAGTGCCAGCAGTTGGTTATCCATTAGATGATAATCAAGATGTTACTTTACTTGATAATTCTGGATATAAATTCATAGTAAGAGAAGATACTAATAAAGTACTGAGTTGTATGACAGATGAATATAAAGTAGTAACTAATAAAGAGTTAATAGACACAGCAGTACCCCTATTAAAGCCACACAAGGCTGAACTTGTAGAATCGATAACATTTGGTGATGGTGCTAGATCAGTTTGGAAATGGAGAATACCTGGAGTTAAAATAAAGATAACAGATGATGATTTACTAAATCCAGAAGTTATACTTAAAAATAGCTATGATGGAACTCTTCAGGTTCATGTTCTTGCTGGAGCTTTTAGGCTTGTATGCAGTAATGGACTTGTAATAGGAGTAACTCTTGGACAAACTAATTTCAAACATAATATTAATAATAAAAATCTTGAAAATCTTGAAGATGCTATTGAAAAGACAATTAAACATAGTTTAGCAGTAGGAGATAAATTTGAATTACTTTCAGATACTCAATTAAATGAAAAGCATATTATAAAACTTGTAGAAATGTTTCCTTTCCAAATGTCTGAATTTTTAGTTCAATATCTAGTAGCACAATCCCCAAAGAATTATTGGGATTTGTTAAACTGTGCAACATATTTGGCTACGCATAAGATGAAACGAAAATATCAATCCACACATTCTTTGGAAAAGAAAATATTCCCAAGTGTAACTAAATGGGCTAAAGCAGTTAGTGCTGAAGCATAATAAATCCCGAGCGGATGGCTTACTAGACTAATTTATTCTTAGTCTTTAATCATACCACGACTACAATCCACGGTTATAGTCATCCGCTTTATTTTTAAGGAGAAATAATGGATATAATCACGTTAAAAGACCTAGATAGAGCAGAAGAATATGAAAGAGATTGGCAATATGATGAAATGAAAGAAGATGTATTTGAATACCTAGAAGACTTAAAAGAATCTGGAGAGACTAATATGTTTGGAGCAACACCCTATATAGTAGAAACTTTTGAAATAAATAAAAGCATGGCTAGACAATTTTTAACAGATTGGATGGAGAGTTATAAAGATGCCTGACCCTAGATGGTGGGAATGTCCTGTAATAATTCCCTATATGGGAGGAAAATTTGAATTAAGTAGAAAATTGGTACCTATGATTCCTACACATAACAGATATATTGAAGTCTTTCTTGGCGGTGGTAGTATGTTCTTTAGAAAAAGAAAAGCCAAATTAAATGTCCTTAATGATAAACATAATGATTTGATAAATCTATATTTGTCGGTAATGCATTATTGGGAAATATTTATGCATGATTGTGAATCTTTATTAAAAAGTCGAACATTATATGATGAATTCAAGGATGAGCTAAAGGAAGACATTAAGTATATAAAAATGCCATATCCTTTGAGAGCAGCAAAATACTTCTATGTAATAAAAAACGCCTTTAATGTAAACTTCCATAATCCTATATCAAAGGAAGCTGAGTGGAATGAAAAAATGTGGAATTGTTTAAAAACAAGTAGAGATAAATTGTCAGATACAATGATAGAAAATTTGGATTTTAGAGAATTATTCAAAAGATACCCTACAAGAGAAGATGATTTTTGGTATTTTGACCCTCCTTATGTAATAGCTGGGGAAAGAGGAGATTATTATGTTCATTCTCTTGATAATGAAGACCATTATGATTTGTTTAAAATGTGTAAACAAATAGATGATGAAGGTGGTAAATTTATGGTCTCTTATGATGACCATCCCCTAATAAATGACTTATATAAAGACTATGAAATAATAAAGATACCAGTAAAATACAGCGGACAATTACATAATAAAGAATATAAAAATGAATTGGTCATAATAAATTATGTGCCAAATAGTCAACAATTAACAATAGGAGTTTAAGTGGAAAAAGAATTAAGAATATATCCTCGCTCTGAAGAATCTGAAGAAGCTGTATTGGGTTGTATAATAAAAGAAGGCGCAAGTGTTTTTGAAAAGGCTAATGGATGGATAAGAGACCCTCAAGCATTTTATTCAAATAAAAATAGAGTGCTATGGACAATTATACAAGACATGCATAGAAATGGCGAACATATTGATATGATAACTGTTGCTGACCATGTTAAAAATAAAAAAGAAATAGATGAATCAACTGGATTAACATTATTCTATATCACAGGATTACCAGAAACAATACCAACAACTGCTAATGTAGAAGTATATTCAAAAATAATTTGGGAAAAATATATTAAAAGACAATCAATAAAATCAGCACATGAATTATATACAACTGGATTTGACAATCAAGATGAAAAGGTAGAAACACTATTACATGAACATGCAAGACTTATAGAAGAATTATTAGAAATTGCACCAAGTAGAAAGAAAGAAATAGAACATGTTATAAATGAAACTGTGGAGACTTTAAGAACTGGAAAGAATATAATAAAATTTGGATATTCTCAATTGGATAATATAGCTGGTGGGATGACTAGAAAGGAATTAACAGTTATAGGAGGTAGACCTGGACATGGAAAGACGACATTAGCTATCAATATTGTACACAGACTATTGAAACAAGGCTACAGAGTTATGCTATTTAACAGAGAAATGAGTAATGTTGAAGTTATTAAGAAATTTATGATAATGGAAAGTAAAGACATTATGTATGAACACTTAAGAACTGGAAATATTGACGAAGGCAGACTTCAAGCAATTGAAATGTTAACAGATGAATTAAAAGAATCACTTAAAAATCTAATAATGTATGATGACATTAGAAATCTTGATGATGCCATGAGAGAAATACAAAGAGAAAAGCCAGATGTTGTTGTAGATGATTATATCCAATTAATTAAAGTAGAAGGAAGAAGGCATAAAGATAGAAGATTTGAAATTGAAGACATACTTACAGAATATAAATGGGTTTGTAAAAAAGAAGATTGTGCAGCTATATTACTTAGTCAGTTAAATAGAGAAATTGAAAAGAGAATAGAACCTAGACCTAGATTAGCAGATTTTGCAGAAAGTGGCACAATAGAACAAACAGCAGAAACAGCATTATTAGTATTTTATGGATATAATTTTAATGATGAAAGATACAATAGAAATGAAATAGAAATTATATGTGATAAAGCAAGGTATGGTAAAGTAGGTACTTATGTAATGGGATTTAATGGTAATAAATGTAAATTTTATAGTTCACCTAGCGATGCTCAGGAAGAAATAGTAAGTGATAGAAATAGAAATAAAACCAAGATTCCTAACAGCAGAGTCTTGTCGAATGTGCAAGAATCTTTTTAGCGGGAAATATATTTATGAATATTATTCTGGTTATAGTGATACAAAATTCAATATATGTTACAAATGTGCAATAAGGGAATACTATGGTACAAAAAGTTCACAAAGTAAAAAATGGAAAACTGACCAAAGTAAAAATAAATTATTTGGAAAAGAAGATAATAGGAATTGACCCTGGAAAATCTGGTGGAGTAGCTTGGATAGAAAATAATAGAGAAATAGAAGCAAAGAATTGCCCTGATGATGCAAAGAAAATGGCTGAAATAATAAAGGAA